CGGAGGGCTCTTTTTTTATGGAAGTGATTTAGGCGGGGCGGGTTACTTTCGCTAGAGTTGAATCCCTTTCTTGAAAAAATAATCGTCAACGATACCGGTTCTTTAGTCGACCAACAACCATAGTTTATTCACCGGAAAGCCTTTTAACCAACAAAAACAAGTAGTTAGTCTATTTCGGACTCTAAAAAGCGTCCGCAAACTGTCCGCAAATTTACCGACCGCTCCAGGTGTATTCCTGGGGCGGTTTTTTTTGTGACGGAAGCCCATCTATTTACCTTAACCCAAGGAGATCACCCTATGAGCTACCCCCTTACCGAAATTGAGAAGGATATCAGGCCCGAAGATTTCCGTGAAGATTCACCGTGGCCTGAGTTTATTAAAGAGTTTGGGCCTGGCCCAATGGTTTGGCTGTCCAAGATGATGCAGGGAGATCGACCCTATATTCCCGACTATGACAATATGACGAAGGCATCTAGAAAGCGTAGCTATAGAGTTCCGCAAAAAACAGCCTAAACTTTCGTACAGTTTCTTCGTGCCAAACTTTCGCACAATCCCATTGTCTTATCTTGCCTTGTAAGAATCCCTAAACTCATCCTTGTATGGATGACTTCACTTTATTTTTAAAACGAATTGGCAGAACAGATGATGCCACCTTCGGTGTGCTGGTCATCAAGGGCGAGCCTTTTGCCCTCACGATGGAGCCGGCCTGGAAGGACAACCGTCCCAATGTGTCCTGTATTCCCGCTGGGGAATATCGCTGCAAGTCTGTCAACTCTCCCAGGTTTGGTTTTACCTACGAAGTAATTAATGTCCCTGGTCGTACCCACATCCTCTTTCACAAGGGCAATGCTGCTGTACATACCAAGGGCTGCATCCTGGTAGGTGAGCAGTTTGAACGGCTGCCTGATACAGACCTTCCGGGAATCCTTGCCAGCCGTAAAGGCTACATGGAACTCATGTACCGGTTGAAGGGCATCGACACTTTTCCACTGACTATTCAGGATAAATTATGAACATTCGCAGCAAAGCTCCGAGCCAAACTTTAATCAATCGCAAAAAATATAGTGTGCTGTGTTCTCTTCTTCGCGGAAGCTCTGTTACCGCGAACTCGGAATATCTAACACCGGGTGGAGTTGAAGCTCTGAATGATCTGGAACGTGAGGGTATCTGCTTCCTGGATAAGGACGGAATACAGGTCGATGCTGACCCTGGGGATGCCATGGGCCGATACCGAATGGTTCACGGCAAGCAGGCCAAAGCACAGAAAATGGCCGACCAACTGGAGAAGTAGGACGTGACTCTATCACTGAGTGTGAAATCCAATTTCAAGCAACTGAAAAAAGGGCTGAACCGTTTGGAAAGTAGAGTCATCCCTGCAGCTGCCAACAGTGCACTTAATAAATCAGGCAGAAAGGTGAAGACCATCATCACTCGCGATTTGTCGAAAGAGATGGGATTGAAGCAGAAGGACATCAAGGACGAAATAAAGGTGAGGAAATCTAACTTTCGAACGCTGAGTGTATTGATCACGGCCACAGGCCGCCGACTGAACCTGATCCGTTACAAGGCAAAGCAACTCAAGAAGGCATTGACAGCAAAGCCCTGGGGGAAAGTCAGAAAATGGAAGACAGGATTCATAGGCAACAAAGGCCGAACCGCGTTCCTCCGCCTGCCCAACAAGAAGATCAAAGCTTTGAGCGGACCGGGGATTGCGAGTGAGTTTGTACGCGATCGAGCGATCAGGCTAATGAAAACTATAGGCGGAGATGAATTTCTTAAGCAGTTCTCGCGTGAACTCAAACGTCGATTGGGGCATCTGTGAATCAGATGGAACTATCAGCCCAACGGATTATTATCGCGGGTCCTTCCAGCGACCTTTCGTTTACGGGTCCGCAGCAGCGCGAGATATGGCTAGATTATTGGTCTGAAAACTATGTTGATCATGTTGATTGTTGATTATTCAAATAGATGGGTAGTGGAGTGAATGGTGTTTTGTGAAATCTTTTACGCAATTGGACGGGGCAAATTATCTAGGGACGACACCCCAACAGTTAAGCCGGTGGAAACAGTCCGGAAAAATCAGGACCAACACATCTGGAAAGATTGAAAAATGTGAATTGGATCGATTCAAAGCTGACTACCTGGACAAAAAGAATGGGAGCAACGGGAACGGGAATGACAAAGATAAGAAACGCAGTTTATGGGAAGAACAGGCCAGGCTCGCAGGCCACAAGGCGGACATCGCAGAGATGGAATCCAAAAAGCTTTCCGAGGAGCTGGTCGAGGTGGACCTGGTTGTTGCAGAGTTTGGCAAGTTGGTCACTGCTGTCCGTCAGCGTTTGTTGGGCCTCGGTTCCAGACTGGCACCCCAGCTCTCCAAAAAGCCCCCGGCCTTTGTTAAGCGAAAACTCGACACCGCCATTGATGAGGTTCTCAATGAGTTTGGAAAATACAATGCAGAAACCGGAGAGTGCGGGCCTGCTGAGCCTGCGCGCACAAATAGAAAAACTCGCGCTGACCTTAAAGCCAAAGGACCGGCTAACCGTAAGCCAGTGGGCAAATAAATACAGGATCCTCCCCAGGACCAGTCCTGAGCCGGGCCGCTACAGTTCTGCCCGTGCGCCTTTCCAGGTCGGCATGATGGACGCCTTCTCCGACGATGACGTGGAAGAGGTGGTGATCATGGCCTGCACGCAGATTGGGAAGACCGAGTGCCTCAACAACGTAGTCGGATTTTTCATTGAGCATGATCCCAGCCCGATAATGGTCGTACAACCTACGATCGCGGTCGGCCAATACTGGTCAAAAAAGCGGCTCTCTCCAATGCTTCGTGACACCCCGGTGCTGAATGGGCTGGTATCTGAAAACATGAAGGCCAAAGACTCGAGCAATACCATCCTTGAAAAAGATTTCCCTGGCGGCGACATCAACATCGCAGGCGCTAATTCCCCGTCGTCCCTCTCAAGCCGGCCGCGCCGGGTTGTCCTGTTTGATGAAACTAACAAATACCCCTCTAGTGCCGCATCCGAAGGCGATCCTATCTCGCTTGGACGTGAGCGCACGAGTAATTTCTGGAATAAGAAAATTGGTGAGACTTCGACACCAGGTATCAAAGATATATGCAGGATTGAGCATGCGTTCGAACAAACCGACAAGCGGTACTACCACGTTTTCTGTCCGCAATGTAAAGACCTGATCACTCTCAAATGGGGTGGTCCAAAGGCTGACTTCGGACTGAAATGGGACAAGAGCCAACCGGGGACCGTGTACTACGTCTGCCAGGAGTGCGGCGGGGTAATCGATGAATCCGATAAAGCGGCCATGCTGGCTCAAGGAGAATGGATTGCCACCGAGCCGTTCAAGGGGAAGGCTGGCTTTCATATCAACAAGCTGTACAGCCCTTGGGTGCCCTGGCCGGTGATCGTCGCAGACTTCCTGGAAAAAAAGAAGCTGCCCGAGACGCTGAAAGTTTTCATCAATTCCACACTGGCCGAAACCTGGGAAGAACAGGGCGAAAAGCTTGAGGAAGGACCGCTGCTCGCACGCCGCGAGCACTATGGGCCGAATGTTCCGGAAGGTGTACTCCTAATCACCGCCGGGATAGATGTACAGGACGACCGGCTGGAGGTTGAGGTCACCGGCTGGGGATTGGATATGGAGAGCTGGCTGTTGGATTACATCATTATCCCCGGAGACTTCGACACCAAACAAACCAAGGCCGATCTTGATCAGCAACTTGCACGCACCTTTGAGACGGAAGACGGGGTGACCCTGCACATTGTGTCCGCGTGCATCGACTCGGGTGGTCACCGTACCCAGGCGGTGTATGACTACGTCAAGCCGCGCGAACGCCGACGCATCTTTGCCATCAAGGGTATCTCATCGATCGGTCACCCGGTCATCAAACGTCCGAAAGCCAGGAACAAAAAAGGCGTCACGCTCCACATGGTAGGTGCAGACCAGACCAAGGAACTAGTTTATGGTCACCTGAGAGTTGTGGACCCGGGCCCGGGGTACTGCCACTTCCCTTTTGAGGGTTTGCAGACCAAACATCCGATCGACACAGAATACTTCCAGGGCCTGACTGCTGAAAAATGTGTCACCGAGTACAACAAAGGATTTCCAAAGCGGGTCTGGAAAAAGGTCCGGAAGCGGAACGAGCCCCTGGACTGCCGGGTCTATTCATACGCAGCCTTTTACAATCTGAACGCCAATATGCAGGCACTGGTTGGGCAACGTGACAAGCAGGTCGCAGAGTTGCAACAGCTAACACAGGAACAACAGAAACCAAAAACGAAAAAACCGCTCCCTAAAAGAGGCGGCTTCGTAACCTCGTGGAAGAACTGATGACTGTCGCAATCCCGACAACCGAACCATCCTCGATAAAGGCCGGCATGACCGTCAAGTGGAAGCGGACGCTCACCGACTACCCGGCAACGTTGTGGACGCTGACTTATGTCCTATTCAAAACAGGAACTCAGATCAAATTTAACGCAGTGGCGGACGGTACGGACCACAGCGTCACCCTGGCCAAGGCGACCACCGCGGCCTATACAGCTGGAAAATATAGCTGGCAGGCATATGTCGACGATGGATCAGAACGGTTTGAAGTGGACAGCGGCACTCTTGAAATCCTGACAGATTTCGACGCTCAGTCCTCCGGATACGACGCTCGCACTTTAGCCCAACAGATGGTTGATGGGCTGACGGCTCTCCTTATTGGCAATATCGCAAACAATGTCCTGGACCTTGTAAGTTACGGCATTTCCGCTGAGGTCGCGCGGAACATCGTAAAGATGACCCTGGCTGAGAAGCGGGCCGAGCTGTCGAAGTGGAAAGAAGATCTCCGTCGAGAACAAGAAGCGGAGAACATCGCCAACGGTCTTAGCACAGGTCGCAAGATTTACACGAGGTTTTCGAGGTAATGAAAATTATGGACTGGATCGCAGGTATTGCCGGGTACGTCACCAGGCGCACACCCACTGCATTGCAACTTTATCGTAAGACCCGCACCGGGGGCGGCTTCAATGCCGCCGATAGCGGTGACCGGTTCGCCGATTGGGTGACCGGCCCTAGTGGTCCCAACGAGTTTATCCGCCCGATCTTAAAAAGATTGCGAGCTCGGTCGCGTGATCTTGCGATCAACAACGATTACATGCAGAAGTATTTGAAGATGGTGTCAAACAATGTCATCGGACCTACGGGCGTTAAAATGCAGATGAAGATCGAGGACAGTCCCGGCGTCTTGGATCGCATAGCCAACCAGAAAATAGAAGATGCCTGGAATGAATGGTCGAGAGTTTCCAATGCCTCGGTCACCGGTGACTTGTCGTTCCTCGATATGGAAAAACTTGCTGTCCAGACTGTGGCGCGAGACGGTGAGGTGCTGATCCGCAAGGTGAGCGGTTTCGACAATCCATTCAAGTTTGCCCTGCAGTTCATTGAGGCGGATCACCTGGACGAGAATCACAACCACAATCAAGCGAACGGTAACAAAATCAGATCCGGCATTGAGTTTGACCAATGGGGCAGCCCTGTCGCCTATCACCTGCTTACAGTCCACCCTGGAGACTCAGACCAAACCCAAACGCGACAACGGGTGACTCGCGTCCCAGCAGACGAAATTATCCACTTATTCATGAAGCAGCGCCCAGGCCAGGTGCGCGGTGTTCCTTGGGCGCATTCGAGCATGGTGCGCCTTAAGATGATTGGCGGATACGAAGAAGCAGAACTCACCGGAGCCCGCGCTTCGGCATCGAAGATGGGCTTTTTCGAGCGTGAGGCTGAGGGCGGTGAGTATCAGGGCGACGATAAGGACACTGACGGCAATATGGTTTCCGAGTTTGCCCCCGGAACGATGGAAACACTGCCCATGGGCGTGACGTTCAAGCCCTTCGACCCAGGCAACCCGTCCTCGAATTTTAAGGATTTCATGAAGACCATGCTTAGGGGTGCCGCATCCGGCCTCAACGTTGCTTACAACACGCTGGCAAACGACTTGGAAGGCGTTAATTTTTCATCCATCCGGTCCGGTGTCCTTGAGGAGCGTGAGAACTGGAGAGCCGCCCAACGCTGGGTTATCCAACATTTTCATGAAGAGCTGTTTGGTGACTGGCTGACCATGGCCCTACTTAGTGGTCAGGTCAATCTGCCGATGGCGAAGTTTGAAAAATTCAACCGGGCTGACTGGCAACCGCGTGGATGGTCGTGGGTGGATCCCAAAAAGGACGTGGAATCCAATGTAATCGCGATCAACAACAAACTCAAATCCCATACTGAAATTGTGGCGGAACAAGGCAAAGACCTCGAGGATGTGCTGAACCAGATCAAGGCTGATGAAGAGCTGGCCGCGCAGATCGGAGTCGATTTGAAAGCTGTTGTGGAACCCAAAAAAACCGAAGAACCAAAAGAAGAGGACACAAAAGATGAGAATTAAAACTGGAAAACTTCACCGCGAGGCCGCATTCGACCGGGCAACCGTCAACGCAGAAAGCCGGACGGTGGAGTTGTCCTTTTCATCAGAAGATCCCTATGAAAGATATTTTGGGATTGAGATCCTGGACCATAGCCCTGAAGCCGTGAGGCTGAAACGCATCAAGAGCAGCGGACCGTTGCTTATGGATCACAACTCGCGTGACCAGATTGGAATAATCGAGAATGTAACAATCGGCGAAGACCGCAAAGGGCGGGCGACAGTGCGTTTTGGGAAAAGTGCACGCGCCGAGGAAGTTTTTCAAGATGTGCTGGACGGTATCCGCGGAAATGTGTCCGTCGGGTACATCATCCACACCATGAAACAAGAGGAAGTTAATAAAGACGCGCCGGACGTGTTCCGCGCCATGGACTGGGAACCGCTGGAAGTCAGCCTGGTTTCCGTCCCTGCGGATATTACCGTGGGCGTCGGTCGAGATAACCAAAACGATTACGAAACAGAAGTGATCGACAACCAAGAGGACAAAGAAATGCTTATTGAAAAAAAGAATTTTGAAAATTTAGACGCTGACAAAGGCGACGCGGCAGGTGCTGCTGCTGCTCCTACCGTCGCTCCCCCTCCGGTGGTAACACCGGAAGCTCGCCAGGTTGAGACTGTCAACGTGGATAAAATCGTCGAAGAAGCCACGCGATTGGAGCAGGAACGTATCCGGGAAATCACTTCCATCGGCAGCAAAATGGGTCAGCAGACCTTGGCGGAGACGGCCATCAGTTCCGGTATGTCTCTCGACCAATTCCGCGGCCAGGTGCTGGACGGCATGAAACCCAATTCGGAAGTGAGCACCACGGACCCGAGCATCGGACTGACCAAAAAAGAGTCTTCCGATTTCTCCATTATCCGCGCCATCAACTCCATTCTCTCTAAGGGCGATTTGTCTCTCGCTCCGTTTGAGAAAGAAGCCTCTCGAGCGGTGGAAAAGAAGATGGGGAAAAGCGAGGAAGAGCGCCGGTTCAGCGTGCCTTTTGATGTCCTGACTCACAAGCGCGACCTGGTGTCCAACATCGATCCTTCCGGGGGTTACCTGGTGGGCGTTGGAGCACAGGGGCAGTCCTTCATTGAGCTGCTACGCAACAGCATGATGGTCAACCAGATGGGGGCGCGGATTCTGGACGGTCTGGTCGGGGATGTATCAATCCCGAAGCAATCCGGAGGTGCCACGGCTTACTGGGTGGATGAGCAGGAGGCGCCGACGGAAAGCCAGCAGTCTTTCGGTCAGGTCTCCATGTCTCCAAAAACCATCGGAGCGTATACCGACATCTCGCGGCGACTGTTGTTACAGTCCAGCCTTGATATTGAGAGCTTCGTCCGCCAGGACCTGGCGACGGTTATCGCTCTCGCCATGGACCTGGCTGCCATCAACGGCGCTGGAGTCAACGGCGAGCCGAAAGGCATCTTGAATGTCACCGGCATCGGCAGTGTGGCAGGCGGCACCAACGGGGCAGTCCCGACCTGGGCGCATATCGTTGATCTGGAGAAGGAAGTCTCCAAAGACAACGCGCTTATGGGAACCATGGGCTACCTGTCAAATTCCGACATCGTTGGTAAGATGAAACAGACCGTTAAGGCAACTAATACCGGCCTGTTTATCATGACCGGTCCCAACGGACAGGACGGCTTCCAGGAAATGAACGGCTATCGAGTAGGCGTTTCCAACCAGGTGCCGAACAACCTGACCAAAGGTTCCGGAACAGACCTGTCTGCCATCATCTTCGGCAATTGGGCTGATCTGATGATCGGTTACTGGGGCTCTGCGGATGTCCAGGTTGATCCATATACTGGCGGGTTGGCGGGCACGGTTCGTGTTCGAATCCTGCGAGATACGGACATCCAGGTGCGTCACGCTGAGTCGTTTGCATCGATGCAGGACGCAATCACAGTTTAATCTTTTAACCTTGGTGGGGCGGTTGACCGTCCCTTCCTTGAACCTCTGAGGTAACAATGAAAGTTAAATTTTTGCGAAATGTATCAGCGGCTGGCATTCATTATGAGGCCGGCTCGGAAAGTGAACTGCCGGAGAGTCAGGCGAAAACCCTGATCACCATGAATAAGGCCGCAATGTGTATGGAACCGGCTCCTCAGCTTGTTAAACCGGCTGATCAACCCAAACCCAAACTGGAAACCCGCAAGGGGGACCGATTCAAGAATAAGGAGAAGTAAATTATGAATTACCCTGCAAAAGATTTAATCAACGCCCTCGGTGTCTCGATGGATGTGGCTTCCCAGGTTTTAACTGCTGACGCGAACGGGGCCGGGGTTGATCTTATTGACCACGAGTCCTGCATGTTTGTCGGTCTGATCGGTGCCAGCGGCGACACCTTGAGCGGCTCCGTATATCTGGAGCTCGAGATCGAGGAAAGCGTGGACAACTCGACCTGGACGGATGCGGCTGACGCGGATGTCCGTGACGTTGTAGTCGGCACCAACCCCGGCACCTTCGCTTTGATCGACGATCCTGCAGAGGATGTGTTGGTCTATAAGGCGCAGTATGTCGGAAAAAAACGGTATGCACGATGCGTGGTCAACCTCACGGGAACCCACACGAACGGCATCCCGGTTGCAGTCCTGGCCATTCGAGGCGGGAAGACGGAACAGCCATAAGATGGCCTTCGTTGAGAGTATGGATTATTTTTTTAATACGGATGACTTCGCCGAGACGGGGATCTATACCCCGTCCGGCGGGTCGCCGGTTAATATCAGCCTTATTTTCGACGACGAGTCCCAGTTCCAGCGCGTTGATGCGGGTGTGGACATCGAGGCAACGACACCAACTGCTCTCGTTAAATCTTCCGACGTTTCTGGGGTTGCCGAGGGAGACACTCTGACAATCCGTGGCGTTATTTATACGGTAGTCGGTGCACCGGTAAGAGACAGCAACAACTCAATATATAAGTTACAACTGAAAGGACCTTAACCATGGTTGGCACAGTGACTTTTCAAAGAAAACAGGCAGGACCCAGGCAAAGAATTGTTTTCGACTGGATTTCAGACGCATCTGGGAACGCAGATGTTACGACGGGCGCCAAACTCACCGGCGCGGCTGTTCTCGCGATTTTTATACCGGACACGGTTGATGTCCCGACGACCCTTTACGATGTAACTATCACAGACGAAGACGGCGTTGACGTGTTGCAGAACCAGGGCCTTGACCGAAGCGTTGCAGTTATTGAAGAGCAGGCGGTCAGCTTCGGAAACGTGTTCAACTCGCTTTTGACTCTCAACGTTTCAAACGCAGGGAATGCAAAAAAAGGAAAAGTCATTTTAGAAATGGAATTCTAGCAAAGGTAGCTACACGCAAAAGGATATGTGAATGAAGTACCTAAACAGCTCGCAAGAACTATACCGTCGCGTAAAGAGAATTTACGACGTTGATCCGAATTTATTACCGGCGCAAGTCAAGACACTTTATGAGTCTCATTTCGGCGGCGGCGTGACGCCATTTTCTCCAGATCAACTGACGAATATTGTCGGCTTCCTTGACTCAAAATTCGGGATAACCTACAACGGCGTTGACATGGCAAGCTGGGCGAGCAGGAATGGCCTCCTGGCTGTTGCCGCACAGATCACAGCGTCGGCCCAACCTTTCGTTCAACCGGAAGCCCTTGGAGATGCTCCAGGCATCGAGTTTGACGGGTCTGAATTCCTTGAAATCCCCTACCATGCAGACTTGAACACCCAGGAATATACGGTTCTGGTGGTGGGACGTGAATTCAGACAAGCGACTTCCGGTTATTATACGACTAACCCCGGCTCATCTGTTAATAGCGGCGGGATGGGCATCTCCACCAACAACACAAGGCTCCTTCGGCATTATGTGTCTGATACGGTTACCAATGTAATAACAGAGGTTAGTGGGACCAAGGTCATCAATCAATGGAACGATTTCTACCAATTGAGACGAGCGGACAATACGGCCCAGTCTTTTTCTAATAGCATGGGGATAGCCAGCCCCAGTAAAGCAACGACTCTAGTTTATCCCGGAACTGACGTTATTCGGATTGGCCGAATATACGGCGGAACTGCAGCGCTTGAAATAGTAGGGCAGATTCGCGGAATAATTGTAGTTAAGAGTGAATTAACCGGCGACGATTTGACCAATACCCTCGCATGGGTCGCAGCCAATTGGCTTAATACCGAATGGACTCAGATCATTTTCTTTGGCCTCAGTACGAACGCCGTTGCCTCCGGGAATACAATCGCCTGTAATGGGCTGGGTGCTTCCTCGTATTCTGAGGGTGCCATCGGCCATTTGTTCTTGAAAGGTGATGGGGTCGTAGAGTTTACCAGCCAGGGAATAACGTCTGGGACAAGCCGTAATATAATGGGCTTATCAAGAGACGATCCAGACTTCAATTATACATCGATAGATTTTGGCCTTCAGAATAATGATGCGACTGGCTTCCCGTGGGAAAATAACAGCGCGAAGACTGACACCGGCGCGGTTTCCATAACCGGTGATCGATGGTCGATTGAAGTCGCTTCAAACGTTGTGACCTATAAAAGGAATGGTGTCACATGGTATACGTCGCTCAATACCCCGTCATATCCGCTGATTCTTGACTGCTCTATGTTCGGGACAAGAACGGTTGAGATGAGAAACGTTCGGGTGAAGGGTTCGGGATGGGAAATAAACCCGGAGCGGTATGGAACGGTACTATATCATTTTGACGCGAATTTAAATATTACGTTGAACGGCGCCGACATTTCAGCTTATGGGGATAGCAGCCTTCGGTTGGAAGATATCTCGATGGGCGTTGCCGCAAACCAACCCTTATACAATTCGGCGGACGCTGACTTCAACGGCCATGCCTCCTTGGAGTATGACGGCGCAACCGAGTATCTCCAACGGGGAACATTCTTTGCTGGGGCTTATTCTCAACCCCAGACTCAATTCCTTGTTTTCAAGCTTGCAACTACGACCGGGATCATAAATATCATGGATTCTGGGTCTGGATCAGCAAGACATACGGTTTATGTTGACCCTGGCGGAAAGATTTTAGCATTCGCTGGGGCATCATCACCAGCCACTCTTGTAGCAGACACAGACACCCATATTATGGTTGTTAAGTGGAATACCGCGACTTCGGTCTTGTACTTAGACGGAGGCACTGGCGTTGGGTCAAATCTTAGCACCCACCAAATGAATGGATACACCCAAGGCGCCCGTTATGATGGCGCTCAAAATTGCGCGGTCAAGGTAGCCTCGGATACCATGATCGACGTTCTCATGACCGACGCCGAGATCAACGAGTATGGAAGTATGTTGGCGACCAAGTATGGAACAACCTGGACCGATATTTAATAAAGGAATTTTAAAATGCCGAAAGAAGATTTTTCTTACTTCAAGGGAACATTGCCGCAGTGTCAGGCTTTTATCGGGAAGATGGACTTGGCCATGGGGTATCCGAATCCAGACACCTTCACCACCACCTATGCCGTGCCGATTCCGCATGGGAGATCTGCTGCGCAATTCATTGTCCCGCTGAAAGAAGTGCACTCGCCATTGAAAGGTAGAAAATGGCTTCAAGCAGATTTTGATGGGATCCTGCTTCCGTCTGAGATTGTAAAGATTCGCACAGGCAGGCAGATGAAAGACGAGGGTGGGTTTGACTTCGATGATACGGGTGCACCTTAATGATTAATCCGCCGTATGTTTTATTCATTTATCATTTCGATTGTTGTCGTTCCTGGCTGTTTCTTTTAGGGGTGAATTAATTGGCTGACCTTCTTCGCAAGCAGATCAGGGATGCGGTCGTTACTGCGGTCACCGGCCTGGTTACCACCGGCTCCAATGTATTCCAGAACCGCGTGCACAACATACCGGACAGCAAACTGCCCTGCATCCTGGTCCAGACCGAGTCAGACTCAATGGAGTTTGACACCCTGACCGAGCCCAGGCGGGAGCGGCATGACCTAATTCTGTCCATTGAGGCGGTGGTGAAGGAGGCAAGCGAGACCACGGCGGAGAACACCCTTGACCTGATCTGCAAAGAGGTCGTGATCGCAATGGATGTGGCGGCTGGGATTCAGGCTCTGGTTAAAGATTTTCGGCTTGGTTCAACACAGTTCAGCCGGTCTGGTGAAGGTGATCAGCCGATTGTATCGGCACAGATGTTATGGAGTTTTGAATATCACGTCCTAGAAGGTGTCCCGGACATGGCGTTAAATTAATGAGAGGAGAGAATATGGCAGACAAGCATACAGTTACACTTTGGCCGCCGGAGTATGGCGCGGAACCACATGTTCCTATCGAGGTGGATCCCGGCCAGGTGGAACGATACAAATCGAATGATTGGCGGGACCAGGATCCAAATGCAGTGCCGGACCCGCCCGCAATAAAACGATCCGATAAAAAGGAAAAAGATGCAGAACTTCTTGAAAGCTGTGACACCTCTGATTAAGCGGTTCTTCCCGAACTTCACCGGGAGCATGACGATTCATATACGTTCGGGTGAAATTCTGGAGGTGGAAGAGTTCAAAAGGACAAAGTTTAAAAAGGATTGATCACACTTAAATAAATCAAGAGCCATCCAATGATACGGACGCTCGGCTTCGCAGGCACAACGCCTGCGTGGTCGGGCGTTTTTTTATTAAAAGGAGAAAGAAGTAATGTCAAACCATAAAGGAAGTGAAGGGACCGTTTTAGTCGGTGCCAATGTAGTGGCGGAAATCAAAGCATGGTCGCTAGATGAATCGGCGAACATCATCGACGACACCGAACTGGCCGATGCCTGGAAGACCAAACAAGCTGGGACCAAGGAATGGTCTGGAAACCTCGAATGTTTTTGGGACGAAACCGACACGACCGGCCAAGGGGCTTTAGATGTGGGCGCCGAGGTCACCTTGAACATGCACCCGGAAGGGAATGTTACGGGTGACACGTTTTACACTGGCCTGGCGGTCATTACCGGCATCAACCGATCCGGAGGAGTCGATGGAATGGTCGAGGTGTCCTTCAATTTTGAAGGTAACGGAGCCCTGACCGAATCGACGGTTGCTTAAACGTAGTTTATTTATAGAAAGGATCTTATGTCAGACAAAAACAATAAAAGCCCAATCATCCAGGCGGCGGTGGACCATTACCAATCCAAAGGGATTCGGAGCTTTAGAGTCGAGGAGTGGGAAGTAGAGGGCTCACCTTTGGTTGTCTACCAGAAGCCCATGACCGTGAAGGATAAGGCCGTCTATACCAATGCGCTTAAGAATGACAGCTATCAGGAAGCCATGGTGGTGTTGATCATGCGCGTGGCATTGAATGCAGACGGGAAAAAGCTGTTCAACATCGGCGACCGCATGTGGCTTGTCAACAACGTGGACGAAGAAGTTATTTCGAATATCTTCCTGGAGATTTCAAAACCGTTTGAAGGGCAGGACGAACTCGCGGAAAAGTAGCATCGGACCCGGAGATTTTTTTCCAGTTCTTTCTAGCTGAACAACTGGGAAAGACGCTTGACGAAATAGGTGAGCTGACCGTGTCCGAGTATGAAGGTTGGGCCGCCTATTTCGAAGAGAAAAACAGAAAGATGAAGGGCAAGTAATGGCGTTCGGAAACCCAAAAGCACAAATTGAAATCACTGCGAAAAATAAAACGCAGACTGCTTTCAGGCAAGTAACCCGAGATTTGGGCCGGATGACATCTGGCATCAGGGGCGTATTGGGACCCCTGGCTCTGCTCGGAGCATCCACCGCTTTCGTTGCATTCGGGCGCAATACCCTTAAAGCTGCGGACGATATCGGAAAGTTTGCTGACCGCATCGGCATCACCACCACCGCACTCCAAAAATACCGTTTCGCCTTTGACCTGGCGGGTGTCTCTCAAGAGGAAACCGACAAGGGTCTGTTGACGTTTTCCAAGCGGATCGGTGAGGCCCGTGCAGGCACCGGTGCCATGGTGGACACCCTCAGGAAACTAAACCCCGAGCTCTTAAAATCTATCGTCAATTCGAAGTCCGAAGCCGATGCCTTGGAGTTGATTTTCAAGGGCATGGGCAAAGCCAAATCCGCAGCCGAAAAAAACGCAATCGCAAACTCTGCCCTGGGTCGTGCCGGTGTCAAGATGACCGCCGCTTTCAAGAAAGGGTCGCAGGCTTTTTTTGATGCTACGCGCGAGGCCGAGCGCCTGGGGCTGGTGATCGATGAAAAGCTGATCCGGAATGCTGAAAAACTCAACGACGATTTTACCCGTGCAAGTGGAATCATAGGAACTCAGCTCAGAAGTGCGTTTTTAGAACTGGCGCCTGAAATAAACAGCGCTGTTTTAGAGCTGACTTCTTTCGTTACCGAGTTGAATAATGTCAGCAAGCTCACCGATAAATTACTCAATGATCAGTCTCTCGGAGCAGCTTTTGGACGCGTCCAGGACCAGGTCCAAGATTTAAATGAAAAGCTAAAGGCAAACCAGGACAGTATTTTCTCGGGCTTATTCACTCAGTTAAACAAAGAGATCGAAGAAGAGCTTGAGATTCTCGAAATAATCAAAAAAGCGATTATCGATACCGTCCGCGCTGGCGGGAAAATATCAGGTGAGGTTGTTAAGCCCCAAGGCAGGAGAGAGGGGACGGCGACCATTGGAACGTCACTTGCTCGTATTAACGACGGCAGGCTCCATGACAGTCGTTTCGCAAACCAGCTCCCCGATATTACTCAAAAAGAAAAGGACCTGCTGGCCGTTGAGTTGCGGCGCTTGGGTGTACTGAGAGAGATTACCCGGACCGGATTCTCGCCCGAGATTAAGCGGCACCTGGATGATATTGACTCGCAAGTAAATGAGTTTGACCTCGAAAAGCTTAGCGTATTGCAGGCCGAAAGGGCCAAAGCCGAGTTCTTAATCAAAGAAGGGTTGATCGACGCAAGCCAGCAGTTCCCAGACCTCCCCATCGAGGAAACGGAACGATTTAATAGGGCGCTGGCTGACGAGGTTCGTGTTTTTGAGCTCCTGAAAGACCCCTTGGACGAAGCGGCCAGGCTGCATAATCTCCTGGAGGATCAATTGCTTTCAGGGTCCATCACGTCTCAAGAATACGCGGACGCTGTCAAGCGCCTGTACGAAGAGTTTGGGGTGGTCACTGATACCGTTGACCCTGTGCTCGCGGCTCTTGACAGCATCAAGAGCGGCCTGGAATCCAATTTCACGGACGTGATTTTTGATGCAACCCAGGGCATCGGCTCCCTGGCCGAGGGCGCGACTGCAGCCGTTGATCTTATTTTAAAAGAAATGATCCGCCTGCAGGTGGTCAAGCCCCTTTTGAATTCAATATTCGGAGGGTCTGGATCAAGCGGCGGGTTGTTTGGTACTGCCTTGTCGTTGGCAGGCGCATTCTTCTCCGGAGGTACATCGACTGTGGCCACAGCATTCGCCGCAAGAGAGGCGGGCGCTGCCATCGGATCATTCGGCCCTGGTTTCGCCTCTGGCGGCTCGTTCGAGGTTGGCGGTGGTGGAGGCAGAGACAAAACGCAAGTTGGCTTTATGGCCACAAAGGGAGAACGGGTGACTGTAGAGACCCCTGCTCAACAGCGCGGAAGCAAGGGCATTGTGATTCATATGGACTTGCGCGGGTCGAATGGCGACGCGGCGATAGAAGCGGCAGTTAATCGTGGGCTTCGCCAGGCGGGGCCGAGATTCGTAAACGCTTCGGTTAAAGCCATCAAAGACGGTCGCAGCCGTGATCCTCAATTTTTTGGGTGATTTGAATGTCAATCAGCTATCCACTCAGCCTGCCAACCAACAAAGGTTTTGCGAACGTCGTCATTACTCCGCGCAGCGTGGTGGGAGCGGTCATCTCAGGATTCACCGGAGAGCAGCAGGTCCAGCCTCACCCGGGCCAGCTTTTTGGGATGGATGTCGAAATGCCCCCCATGCAACGGGCGGACGCCGAGGAATGGATCACTTTTCTGCTCAGTCTTAACGGGCGCGAGGGAACATTTTTAGCAGGCGATCCTAATGCTGCGACTGCTCGCGGTGTGGCCACGGGGACGCCACAAGTTAATGGTGCAAGCCAGACGGGAAGGGTTTTGGTTACCGACGGCTGGACCATATCCACCACAGGGATTTTGCTTGCGGGCGACATGATCCAGATCGGAGCCCGTCTGCATAAAAACTTAAAAGACGTCAACAGCGACGGCGGCGGCAACGCCACTCTGGATATCTGGCCCGCTCTACGCGAGTCACCGGCAGACAATGCCAGCATTATCACGGCCAACACGGTTGGGGTATTCCGCCTGGCATCGAGCGAAATGCCGTACAGCATCGGTGAGGCTCAGTTTTACGGCATCAGTTTTTCTGCCATCGAGGCCCTGTGAGTCGAGACCTGACAGCGGGAATGATCACGGAGATGGGCGCGAAGCTATTCCGCCCACTGGTTCTAGTTAAATTTGAGTTCGACAGCGGAGATTTACGTCTCTGGAACGGCATCCGACCGCTCACATTTAATAGCGAAGTCTATACCGGCGCCGGAAATCTATTGGAGATTTCAGGTATCGAGGAAACGCAGGTACTCAAAGCTGCAAAAGTCACCTTCACCCTGTCCGGGATCGATCAGACGGCTATTTCCATCGCTCTGGCCGAGAACTACCAGGGCCGACCGGTCACGCTCTGGTTTGGTGCGTTGGATGCCAGCGAAAACATTATTGACGCCCCAGTTATTCAGTTCCGTGGAAAGCTCGATATCATGACCATGGAGGACGACGGCCAAACCGCAATTATTACGGTCACCGCTGAAAATGACCTGCTCGGCCTGGAACGTCCGAGGGAAAGGCGCTACACAGACGAAGACCAGGAGTTGGATTATCCAGACGACCGCTTTTTTGAATTTGTCGAAGGGCTGCAGGAAAAGGAGTTCCCCGTATGAATCTCAGGTATCACGATTGGCCGACACGGCTCGACCGATATTTTAATGAGTGTGTTGGCAAACCGTTTGAGCTCGGTCAATTCGACTGTGGCCTGTTCGCTTGCTGCTCTTTGCAAGCCATGACAGGCATTCATCCGCTGCAAAAATACATCGGGGAATATGACTCTAAGCTCGGCTTGGCGCGGCACATGAAACTATATTCTGGCGGGAGGCTCCTTGAGACCGCCCAAAAAGCATGTCTTTCGGTGGGTTTGAACCCTGTTCCTCCGGCGCTTGCCAAGCGCGGCGATATGGTGATGATCAACCAGGATGGGGTCGAAGCCTGGGGAGTCGTGGACCTGGACGCGCGTTTTGCTCGAGTGGTTTCATCCAATGAGGCGGGAATCGGTCGAGTTCCAATACGTTTTGCCACTCATTGCTGGAGTTTTAACTGATGCCGACTCTGGTCACATTTATTGCCAACGCTATCGTCCTGGCGCTTGGTTCGGCGACCGTCACTTCGGCTACGTTGGTCGCCTTTTCTGTCATCACCGCCAACATTATAGTGGCCGGGTTAGTGATTGGTGCCTACGCGCTTACTCGTCCACGCCGACCTGGCCAGTTGTCGTTTGCTGGCACCGCACAAGCCCGGACTCAGATGGTACGCCAGGCCATCACCACCCGTAAGATAATTTATGGCGAGATCAAGGTCAGTGGTCCGCTGGTCCTGCTTGAAACAACCGGCAGTAATAAATACCGTCATATCGTGATCCCGCTGTGCGACCAGGAGTCGAACCGCATTGGAACGGTTTTTTTCAATGACACACCGATTTATGAGGATCAGCTGGACGCCGGTGGCAATGTTATTTCAGGTCGTTTTGCAGGGGTTGCTCGCATAAAGAAGCACCTTGGAACCGATGATCAGTCCGCCGACACGGATCTTGTGGCGGAAGTGGAAAAGTGGACTACGGAGCACCGGGGTCGAGGGGTGACTTATCTCTACGTCCGTGTGGAGCTTAACCAGGCATCATTCCCAACCGGGCTGCCGAATATCTCCGCCATCGTCCAGGGCCAGAAAATCTTTGATCCCAGGAGCAGTGTCACCCGCTGGTCACCGAATGTGGCCCACTGCGTCCGTTCTTATCTGCTCAACCCACGCTATGGCAGACCGGGACTCACCTCCGTAGGAATTGATGACACCTCTTTCAATGCGGACGCAAACACCTGCGAAGAGTTTGTCGCAGCTCCAATCATCACCCATGCCGTGTCCTCGATCGATACCGGCAACGACGAGCTGACTCTTAATGGAACGTCTTTGCGGTTCAGCTTCAAAAACAAAGTCCGCTTGACCACGACCGGCACACTCCCCGCTGCACTAGCTCTGAATACCGATTACTACGTCATCATCTCGTCCCGTGTCGGGCGGGTGATTCGTCTGGCCTTGAGCGCACAGAACGCCAACGATGGAATATTCATTAATCTTTCGGACGTGGGTACCGGCACGCACACAGTCACACTTGAAGTCTTCCATACGGTTCAATCAGGAGTCACCGCCACTGATGTGTTGGAGTTGGACGAACAAAAGCTGTCGGTGCAGACCGGGGACAAGGTGAACATGGCCACAACCGGCACCCTGCCTGCAGGGCTCTCTCCGGCAACCGATTATTATGTGATCGTCCATCACGAGCAGGAGGTGCTCGACGACAACGACGCGGTCCTGGAGCGGTGCGCAGTGCAATTAGCCAGCTCTTATTTTAATGCGCTGGACCGGGTCGCGATTGACATCACAGACGCGGGAACGGGTACGCACACCCTGATCAAAAAGGGCGAACCGCGCTATACCTGTAATGGCCTGGTCGATTCTGGCGACGACCCGCACAAAATACTTTCAGAGATGCTCACCGCTATGTCCGGCACCATCATCCAAATCGGTGGCACCTGGAAATCTCTTGCCGGTGTCTACCGACCGCCGACCCTTTCCCTCGACGAAGGCGATGTGGTGAGTTCTATTTCCACACCCACTCGGGTGTCCGAGAAGAGCCGTTTCAATCGCATCCGCGGCACCTATGTCAATCCCGAGAACGACTGGCAGCCTTCCGACTATCCGCCTGTCACAAAAACGGCTTATCAAACGGCTGATAATGGAGTGATCACCGATAAAGACGATTTTGATCTTCCGTTCACCTCACGCTCTCAAACTGCCCAACGCCTGGCCTCGATCATCTTAAACCGGATGCGCCAGGAAATAACAATGGAAGCCACTTTCACCACCAAGGCTTATCTGGCACAGGCGGGAGATACCGAAAATATTTCAAACACTGTGAGAGGCTGGTCGAGTAAAGTTTTTGAGGTCGTTGAGTCGACTCCAGGGTTCGTTCCGGACGAAAATGAAGTGCCGGTCTGGGTGGTTAAACAGGTGCTCAGGGAAACTGCCGCAAGCGTATACGACTTCGATCCAAATGTGGATGAGGTCATAATCGACGACGCGCCCAACACCAACCTGCCCAACGCGTTTGCGAAGGACCCACCAACCAACTTGATGGTCGATGAAGAGATTTATGTCACACGGGATGGCGCGGGCGTCAAGGTTCGGGCGATCCTTTCATGGGATGCCTCCCCGGATCAATTGGTCAATGAATACCAGGTCGAACATAAATTGCCGTCTGATCCGGTATGGATCATCCAACCCACCACGCGGGGCCTGACGTATAACATTGATGACATCGACCCAACACTGTGGGACTTCCGCGTGAAAGGCATCAACAGCCTCGGAGTGTCGACCGCCTACGCAACCAAGCAGCAGCAGATTTTTGGCCTGCTGACACCGCCCACCGAACCGCAAAACCTGACCATTTCAGTGGTTGGTGGAACGGCTTATCTGCGTTGGGATAAGTCCCCTGATGTCGACGTGCGTGTTGGTGGTGAGTATATAGTTCGTCATTCTCAAAAGCTGACCGGCGCCACTTGGACGGAATCGGTCACCATTGGACCTGCCATCGGCGGCAACGAAACCCTGGCGGTGCTTCCTCTCAAGGAAGGCACCTACATGATGAAAGCCAAGGACGCCAGCAACCCTCCTGTGTTTTCAACAGGCACGGCGAGCGTCACCACCAAACAGGCGTCGGTTTCAGCGTTCACCACCACCGATACGCTGACTGAGAGTCCAACCTTTGCCGGTGCCAAAGTCAACACCCAGGTAGTCAGTAGTGTTTTGAAACTCACCTCAGGCGGAAGCGGTGTGGATCCCTCGGGCACTTATACTTTTTCGGGGGCGTTCGATTTTGGGTCTGTAGTTAGCCGTCGCATCACCACGCTGATTGACGCCTTGGTGGTTAATGTCGACGACCTGATTGATGACCGGCTGGATCTAATCGATACCTGGCTGGATTTCGACGGAACGCTACAGGCCAATGCTGACGCTGTAATATTCATGCGTCAGACCGACGACGATCCGACTGGATCACCTACCTGGGGGCCATGGGAGCGGATCGAAAGCGGAGAGGTGGAAGCCTGGGGCGTGCAATTTCGGGTCGAGCTTACCAGCGATAATTCTGGTTTCAATATGGAAATCAGCGAACTTTCAGTTAAAGCGGAGTCCATAGTCTAATGAGCCAACACGATTATATTCTAGACAACCAGGCAGGGGCCTCATTCCGAGCCGATTTGAATAACGCTTTGGCAGCCTCCGTCGGTGAGAATAACGGTCTTACCGCTCCGGCTACAACCTACGCGTTTATGTTGTGGATGGATACCACGCTCAACCTGCTGAAACGCAGAAACTCGGCTGACTCCGCCTGGGTCACTATTGCCAGTCTCAGCGGCTCGACGTGGATCCCGTACCGATCCGGATCTGCTTTGGGTGACGCCGCGGTGCAAACCGTCGGGACTGCCGCGCTTTCCAACCTGCCGAATGTAGAAGACATCCAGAACCAGCAAGGAATTTTTCTCGCGGCAACCGGGTCCTCAGGGGCTTATGCTATCACCATGATCCCGGCGATCACTGCTTATGTCGAAGGCCAGCGGTTCGTCATAAAAGCCAACCACGATTGTCCGGCCAGCCCAACTCTCAACGTAAACGCCAAGGGTGCCGGGGCATTGGTCAACCCGGATGGATCGGGACTTGCGGCAAATGCGATCCTAAACGGCCAGGTGTTTGAAGTGGTACGCAGGGTCAGCGACTTTCAGGTGATTTCGCCCCAGAGTATTGCTAACGCTATTGCTACCCAAGCCGAATCCGAAGCCGGGACAGATAACACCAAAATCATGACTCCACTACGCACCGCCCAGGCAATAGACGATTATGGGGGAAGGCCGGAAGTTTTTGCCATCGACGGTACTTATCAAGTTCCAGATGGAGTTACCGAAGTATTAGTTGAAGCTCGGGGTGGCGGCGGTGGCGGTGCAGGAGGAACCGGCGGTGGCGGCAATCAAGGTGGCGGTGGTGGCGCGGGCGGTGAAATATTCGCCAAAATCACCGTGACCCCAGGCGGAAGCGAAGCGGTAGTGGTCGGCCAAGGCGGGGCAGGCGGCGCTCCGAATGTCAACGGGTCTTCTGGAACAAATTCAACGGTAGGGAGTACAAAAGTAATCGCTAACGGTGGTGCTGGCGGTAATCAAGTGGGGCCTGGTGGAGCAGGCGGTTCCTCTTCCTCTACGGGGACAGCCGTGAAAACAAGAACCGGCGGCTCTGGGAACGCTGGACCATCCGGGCTTGGCGGCCTTGCTGATTTTAATTCGCCTACCACGGCTTCCGGACAGGGGGGACGCGGGACACTGAATGGAAGCGGGCTGGCTGGAGTTGATGGGTATGTAATCATCACCCCATTGATTTAAAAATTTAGGAGAAATGAGATGCGAGTTATCAGAGCAAAAAAAGAAAATAAAAGAATCGGATACCCTTCCAATGAGGAAAGGCTGGAGATTCTTGAAGACATCGTTTCTGACTTGGTGGCCAAAAAACCCGCTGATGATTCAGCTTTGGCGGCAGTCAAAGCCAAGATGGATCAACTGGATATTGACTATCCGGATTTTGATACGATCTTTAAAGATGGCAAGGAAGTGAAAATCGGACGTGAGGGAAATCAAATTCCTCTGGAATGAAAAATTTAACGATTAATTATCTGGAAGCCATATAATGACCGATGACGAACTGCCTGCAACCAAAGGCGACCTGCTGAAAATGGAAGAGCGAGTTAAGGAAACCATCAAGCTAACTGTTAAACCTGTGGTCGAGGACGTTGATGGCCATAGGAAAACGCTCTATGGGGATGATGGTCGTGGGGGTCTTACTAAAGACGTTGGAATCTTGAAATGGACACTTGGGGGGATAGTCACCGGCATCGGTGGGGTTGTCGTATCAATTTGGGACAAAATCAAACACGCTTTTCTTGGGCATCATTGATATTTAGAGATATGGAAAATTAAATTTGGAAGGATTATTCACAATCAGTCTCTTCGAATGTGCCGTCGTTTTTTGGGAAAAACTCCTTACAAACAAACAAGTTCCGAGGCAGTGGATTTTTTGCCCAATGATTGTGAACTAAAATGGGTTTTTCCTCTCTTGCAAAATACATAGCAGCACTAACAGTTTTATTTTTATTTTTATTCCAAAATCCATTATTTTCGTAAGATAGTAATCTCTTTTCTTTGTTATCTTTTGGCAACAGAACGGCCAGATCACCATAAAATGCCGAAATAAACCTTTTTTCATCTGATGCATAAATATTATCATGATGAAAAATTACTATCCCTGGTTTTTCGTCTACTTGTTTATTTGCACTCTTAAACTGGTCACTCGCTTTTGATGACCTATCACGAAAGATTTCTACGTTATTTGACACTCCAACGTCAGTCAACTGGATAGAGCGAATTCTAAATTCATCTTCCGCGCCCATCAATTCAATTGAAATACGAAAGTTGGTCTCATTATAAAGTCCCAACTCATGTAAACCACTTTGCATTTCTGTTGATATATTACCGTTAGTATTAATAATTATTGCATCAGTGCCGAATTTAAGACTGTCTCCCAGATAAGCTCGACTGTACTTTCCACACTCAGATTTGACTGCGTATAATAACTCCTTCCCTTCGTTTGTTTCGTACTTGATCTGTATAAATTCATTGAAGCTAGGAACAGGATCTTTTGGGATAACTACATAGTGTTTGGTATTCTCGAGTGTTGACAAAGATGTATTTGAAAGAACCTTATTCACCATAGATAAAGCTTTTCTTATGTCTTTTTGTAAGTCCTTTTTAGGGATATTCAAAGTAACCATTACATAGATTTCCCCAGGGACAGTAACTATTTTTTTTCGAGAATCAAACTCGTCTCTACACCATTTTTGAAATTCATGGCGTTTAGGGTAGTCAACTGTCTTAACTTCTACCCAAAAGCTATGACCGTTCTTTTTACATAGAAAGTCCGGATTTTTTGTTCCTGTATCTAGTTTTAGTTCAGAGTCTGTAGTAACCATAAACCCTTGACCATTTAACCAGTCAGCAGTTTTATCGTTATAGCTCAACCCATCTATCATTTGATGTTCTTCCTCCTATCTAATTCACTTCACACTCTGTCTACTGCTTGGCTTTTAAATCCTGTTCGTCTTGGTGATTTAAGCATAACCGGTCTATTAGTCAAGTGGTGGGCGTCAATCGGTGGGCTATCTGGAATCACTGCATGGATTGCTCAATGGTGGAGAGATATGGATGATTGCGAGTAAGCTTGACTATTTAACGGGTATTCAAGGTTACTCCAAGTTGATTGAGAAAAGTTAGGCTGCCTGTATTTATCCACCCATGGACTTATATTTTTTGTTCCTTTATTGCTATGGCATCACCTATAAATTAACGTAGATTACCTTCAATCAATCAACCCCGCCAATGCTCCAAAACATTATACGAGAAAGTCTCCGCATGGAAGTCAATCATAGGGTGAACTTCACTGTCATAAAATCTAGCTATTACCCTAAAATATGGCCGCTATTTTATTCCTAATCCCTTATAATTTTTGATGAGTGTTGTCAATTTCGACAATATCCTTATGCCAATAAAAAGGAGGAACTTGGAGCCATGTCACTCAGTGAAACATTACAGCAACTAGAAAACCGTTTGTGGAGCACGGCGGATCAACTCCGGGCCAATTCCAATCTCACCTCCCAGGAATATTCCCCTCCAGTGCTGGGATTAATTTTCCTACTATATGCCGATCACCGGTTCACACAGGCGGAAGCAAAGCTAAAGGGAAAAGGATCAGGCCGCCGATCCATTGGTAAAGCAGATTACCAGGCTAAAGGAGTCCTCTATCTTCCCGAAAAGGCGCGGTTCAGTGAAATTCTGGCTCTACCCGAGGGGGCTGATCTCGGAAAGTCATTAAAGGAGGCCATGGAAGCAATTGAGGAAGAAAATCCTGACCTGAGGGATTCACTCCCTAAAACATATTCCCGCCTGGATAATTCAACGATTGCGGAATTGCTCCGAATCATGGACAGCATCTCAAGGGATATTGAAGGGGATGCCTTTGGCAAAATCTACGAATACTTCCTGGGTAATTTTGCCATGGCCGAGGGATCACTTGCTGGAGAGTTTTTTACCCCCACCCCTATCGTTAAGCTCATTGTAGAAATCATCGAACCCTATCACGGGAAAATTCACGACCCCGCCTGTGGTTCCGGAGGCATGTTTGTCCAAAGCGCAAAGTTTGTGGAGGAACACAAAAACAACCCCCTCGATGAAATCTCTATCTATGGGCAGGAAAAGACTCTGGCCACGGTCCACCTCTGCAAAATGAATCTGGCCGTCCACGGCCTGGGTGGAGATATACGGCAGGGCAATGCCTATTACGAGGATTTACACCAGGCCAAAGACAAATTTGATTTTGTGATGGCCAATCCACCGTTCAATGTAAACGGGGTGGATAAAGAGAGGCTGAAAGATGATAAGCGGTATCCGCTGGGATTCCCTCGGACCGATAATGGCAACTACCTTTGGATTGAATTATTTTATTCTAGCCTGAATGAAACGGGCCGCGCCGGATTTGTCATGGCAAATTCTGCCAGTGATGCGAGAAGCTCCGAAGCCGATATAAGAGAAAAGCTGATCAAAGACAAGGCCGTCGATGTTATGGTCGCGGTCGGACCGAATATGTTCTATACCGTCACTCTTCCAGTGACTCTCTGGTTTTTGGATAGAGGCAAAAAGGGTACGGATCGGGAAGATAAAATCCTCTTCATAGACGCTCGGCATATTTTTCATCAAATCAAACGTCGCCTAAGAGAGTTTACGCCTCAACAGATTGAATTTCTCTCAAACATTGTCCGTCTGTATCGGGGAGAGGAACCAGAAAACAAGCACGACAGCGCGGAATTGATGAGTGAGAACTTTCCCGATGGGAAATATGTGGACGTGTTGGGCCTGTGCAAGGTGGCTACTTTGGAGGAAGTGGGGGCGCAAGGTTGGTCGCTCAATCCAGGCCGTTATGTTGGCGTGGCTGATCAGGACGAAGAAGAGCATGATTTTCAGGAGCGGCTCTTTGAACTCAATGATGAGTTTCAGGAATTGACACTAAAAGCTCATGAGCTTGAAGTAAAGATCTCTGGAAATTCATACAGGATACTTGAGAGGAATTGATGCAAAATTCCACTTTTAACATGAACGAGCTTTGCGACATTACTTCAAGCAAGCGAATTTATGCGGCCGACTATAAATCAGACGGTATTCCCTTTTATAGGGGAAAAGAAATAACTGAAAAGTACCGAGGAAATTTGGATGTCTCGGTAGAGCTTTTTATCGATCCAGTTAAGTTTGAGCAAATTCGAGCTAAATTTGGTGTGCCTGTGGCTGGTGATCTTCTTTTAACTTCTGTGGGTACTCTTGGATCACCATACGTGGTCAAAGAAGGAGAAGAATTTTACTTTAAAGATGGAAATTTAACTTGGTTCAGGAATTTCAAGGGCCTCGATAGTCGCTTCCTATACTATTGGCTCCAATCACCAAAAGGCAAAGCGGAACTAAAGAAGTGTATTATTGGGTCTTCGCAATCGGCTTATACTATTAATTTGTTAAAGAAAATGGAGATATTACTCCCCCACATTTCTACACAGAGAACAATTTCAGCAATACTTTCAACTTATGATGACCTGATTGAAAATAATCAGAAAAGAGTCAAGATTTTGGAGGAGATGGCGCAAAGCCTTTACAGCGAATGGTTCGTCCATTTCCGCTACCCAGGCCACGAAAGCGCTTCCCTTACCGACAGCCCTCTCGGTCCTATTCCAGAAGGGTGGGAAGTATCAAAATTTTCAGAAGTGGTATTTATTGACCCCCAGACTATTGTTGCAAGAGACGGGGAAAAACCTTTCGTTCCAATGACAAGTTTATCAATAAATTCGATGGTGATTAATGCTATTCAATATAGAGATGGGAATAGTGGTTCTAAATTTAGAAAGGGAGATACGTTGCTCGCACGAATCACGCCCTGTTTGGAAAATGGGAAGACAGCATACGTTTATGAATTGCCTCTAGATTATGATGTCGCCTTTGGTTCTACAGAATTTATTGTCCTTCGTTCTAAAAAACTATGCCCTGAATATGTTTATCTTTCTGCGAGATCAGAAGAATTTAGAAACATTGCAATAAAAAGTATGACGGGAGCCACTGGAAGGCAACGTGTTCAAAAGGAGTGCTTTGATAAAATCTTGATTGCTTGTCCTACATTAGATGTTATTAAAGCCTTTTCAGAAATTGTATCGCCAATATTCAATTTGATTCATGTATTAAATGATAGAAGATTAAATCTTTGTGAAGCGAGAGACCTTCTTCTTCCAAAACTTATTTCAGGTGAATTTGAGGTTTCCGATGAATTCATGTCCAAGGAGGACGCGGCATGAAGATTTCAGAAAGGACCATCAAGCGTTTGGGGGAAATTATAACGGGAGATAAGGTCCTTTCACCGTATCGGTCAGGATCTAAGCTTGTTCAGTTTTTTAATGAGTTTGGCACAAATGCAGTTTACAAGAAGGGGTTTCCTTCAAGATGGAATTTTGCTGAAGACTGTATCCGACATTTTAACGATACCCCAATTCTTAAGCAGATTATTTTATCTTCTATTGATCCAAGAGATTATATGGACCAAACTGTATTTGATTATGGGACACATCAGAATAAGACCTTAAATATTGATGATGCTATTACTTATTTGAATGATTTCCTTTCCTATGATGGCTATGAAATCGTTCCTCATGGAAGGCAATACGATATTAAAGACATTCAAGCCGGCGAGATTTTATTTGAACACGAATTAGACCCGAATGTGATATCCCATGCTTTTTTATCTGAACAGATTGATAAATGCCGAACCAAGATAGGACAAAACGATTTTGATGGAGCCATAACAAACGCTCGATCTTTAATAGAAGGTGTGCTCACCAGCATTGAGAAAGAGTGTGATTCTGATGCTCCCGACTATGATGGAGAATTACCCAAACTTTATAAGCGAGTCCAAAAATACTTAAATCTTGCCCCTGATAATCCCAAGATTGATGAGAACCTTAAGCAAACTCTCCGAGGTTTCATTAATATCATTAATGGGCTTTCGGGACTAAGCAATAGGATGGGAGATAGGCACGTTCGAGAATTTAAACCATCTAAGCATCATGCTTCTCTATTAGTTAATAGCGCGATGACCTTCTGCAATTTTATTTTTGATACTTACGCTTATCAAAAAACAAATAAAGGCCAGGATGCATGAGCCACCGGGACAGTGAAGATGCGCTTGAGAATGCGGCCTTGGGAGTGTTTCAGGAATTGGGCTGGAATGTTCTCAATTGTTATGGGGAGTTTGACCAAGGCAAAAGCACCCTTGACCGTGACAATAAAAGTGAAGTTCTTTTGTTTGAAAAGCTCTGGCCTAAATTACAAGAACTCAATCCCTCCCTTCCCCAAACAGCATTTGAGCAAGCTATTGAAGAGCTCTCCCGCAATCGTACCGTGATGTCGTTAGGGGCGGCTAATCAAGAAATATACAAACTCCTCAAAGACGGCATTCGAGTTAAAGTCCCTAATCCAATAGGCCAGGGCAATATGGATGAGATTGTCCGCCTGATCGACTGGGAGAATATCGGGAATAATGACTTTTTTATGGCCCAACAGTTCTGGGTTGCAGGAGAACTCCATACACGCCGCGCTGATCTGGTTGGGTTCGTGAACGGAATCCCTCTGGTGTTCATAGAACTCAAAGCCTCCCACCGAAGTTTGGAAGCGGCCTTCAATGGCAATTTGCGGGATAACAAAGACACCATCCCCTATCTGTTGGCCTATAACGGATTCATCGTCCTTTCCAATGGCCGAGAAGCCAGGACCGGTTCGGTTACGGCAGCCTTTGAACATTTCTCGGAGTGGAAGCGGATTAATGAAGAGGGAGAAAAGGGAGTCATCTCTCTGGATACAATGATCCGCGCCACCTGCGAACCTTCCCGTCTTTTGGATATTGTCGAAAACTTCACCCTGTTTATGAACACCAAAGGTGGCCTGGCCAAACTGTTATCCAAGAATCACCAATATCTTGGAGTCAATAACGCTATCCAAAACTTTCACGCTCTTCGGTCTTCAACTCAACCTAACGATAAAGGCCGGTTGGGGGTCTTCTGGCATACGCAAGGGTCTGGCAAATCTGTTTCCATGATCAACTTTGCCCAGAAGGTGCTTCGCAAGAAACCCGGAAACTGGACCTTTGTAGTTGTGACGGATCGGGATGATTTGGATACCCAGATTTATAAGAACTTTGCCAATTGTGGTGTAGTAACAGAGAAAGAAGCGCAGGCCGAAAGCTCCCGGCATTTACGACAATTATTAGGAGAAAATCATCGGTATGTTTTCACCCTGATCCAGAAATTCAGAACGGAAAATGGAGAGACCCATCCCGTTTTATCCCAGCGGGACGATATTATTGTGATTGTCGATGAAGCACACCGAAGCCAGTATGATACCTTCGCCGTTAATATGCGGACGGCTCTTCCCAATGCTTCCTTTATCGCCTTCACCGGAACGCCGTTGATTTCAGGAGAAGATGAGGTCACCCGTGATGTATTCGGGGATTACGTCAGTATTTATGATTTCCGGCAATCGGTCGAAGACAAGGCCACCGTGCCATTGTTCTATGAAGGCCGGATTCCCGAACTGCAACTGACCAACCTGAATCTGGATAAAGATATCGAACAAGTGATTGATGAGGCCGAACTGGACGAAAACCAGGAAGAAAAGCTGGAAAGGTATTTCGGCAAGGAATATCACATCCTGACACGGGAAGACCGGCTGGACCAGGTGGCAGAGGATATTGTCGAACATTTCACTGGCCGGGGTTATCAGGGCAAGGCCATGATGATTAGTATAGACAAGGCCACTACCGTCCGCATGTACGATAAAGTCCAAAAATACTGGCAAAAGAAAACTGAAATTCTGCGCAGTGCAATCGAATTAGCTAAGACGGAGGCACAAAGAAGAGCCCTTTCCGACCAGATCCATTCAATGCAGGAAACGGATATGGCGGTCATTGTTTCCCAATCCCAGAATGAAATCGATGATATGCGTCAAAAAGGGTTGGATATAAAGCCTCACAGGGAACGAATGAACAATGAAGACTTGGAGGAGACCTTCAAGGACCCGGAGAGCAAACTCAGAATAGTCTTTGTTTGCGCCATGTGGATCACCGGATTTGATGTTCCTACTTGTTCTACCATGTACCTGGACAAACCCATGCGAAACCATACCCTCATGCAGACCATCGCCAGGGCAAACCGTGTGGCTCCAGGCAAGGAAAGCGGATTGATTGTTGATTATGTCGGGATATTCCGCAACTTGGAGAAAGCCTTGTCCATTTATGGTCCGGGTAAGGAGGGAGAAGTTAAAGGAACATCTCCCGTTGAAGATAAACTGGCACAAATTGAACGCTTAAGAGTTGCACTGGGAGAAGCCAAAGAGTTTTGCGCTGGCCTGGGAGTAACCATTCAATCTATTTTGTCGGCTGTAGGATTTGAGCGTGAAAAACTGAAGATGGATGCTGTGGATGCTCTTCTAGCAAATGATTATATCAGGAACAAGTTTTTGAGCTTGTCCAATCAGGTAGTACGGCTCCATAAAGATATTAAACCTCACCCTTCCGCCAATGAGTTTATGTCGGAAGTCATTATCTATTCTGTTCTGGCTCAAACCATACGCTCCATGATGCTAGCCCCTGATATATCCGCCGTGATGGAACAGATTGAAGAGATACTTGATCACTCTATTATCGCTGAGGAGACGGCCATTTATCAACGGATGGGAGACGACACAAAACTTATTAACCTATCTGAAATTGATTTTGAAGCATTGCAGAAAAAGTTCTCAAATGGTCATAAAAGGACAGAAGTCCAAAAACTTCGGGCTCAGGTTGAGAAGAAGATCACGGAAATGGTTCAATTAAACCGGACCCGGATGAATTTTCTGGAGAAGTTCCAGCAACTGATTGAAGAGTATAATGCCGGAAGCCTTGGTATAGATCAGATATTTGAAGAACTTGTCCGGTTATCCCAATTATTGAATGAAGAAGAGAAAAGAGCTGTTAAGGAACAGTTAAGTGAAGAGGAGCTTGCAGTGTTTGATCTCTTGACCAAGCCTGACCCCAAACTGGAACCTAATGAGGAAAAACAAGTAAGAGCTGTGGCCAAAACACTGGTAGAGATTATCGAAGGATTGAACCTCATGCATGGGTGGAGAAGCCGCCAGCAATCCCGCGCCAAGGTAAAAGTTGAAATTGAAACGGCTTTGGATGGAGGTCTTCCTGAAGTTTATGACCGCACCTTATTTTCCCGAAAATCTGAAAGTGTTTACCAACATATTTTCGAGGCTTATTCGGGGGATAGAATGAATATTTATCTGTGAAAATTAAATTCACATTGCTGGAGTCCTATAATCTTGGTGCTATGCACGGCTTTTATTCTTTCTGAGGTAAGTGCAATGCCAGGCGAAACCAGAACAACCTAGCACCTTCAGTATGATGTCGCCGAACATTTAATAGGTCTTTTTTTTTAATTTCTGTCGGAAATTGCAACAAATGCCCAGTGGTCAACACAGAGATGATCATGCCACTCACCCCACAAGATAGTACCTGGGGGAGCGATGGACTTTGGATCGCTGTGGAACATTGGCCTCTTAATAGGATTAATTTTACGTTGGAGAGAAAGGGTGGGGCTTATTCCACCTTCTATAGAGACTAACAAGGATTAAAAATCTATCCTTCCACAAGCAAGGGACTACCTCACCACCCGCTCCGTCTCCTGCTTAGCCTTGGAGTTCAGTTCACTCTCGTAAACATCGCGGTGTTGGTCGAACGCGGAGGTCAGCCATGAGAGGCTTTCCTGGATGGAGAACTTTGGTAGGGCGGTGGAATGCGTATCCAGTTCGATAGCCTTCGCCAGTTGGCGGTATTGAGCGGCTTCTTCTTTGTCGCGCTTGGTACGTAAGACTTCGAATGCGTGGGCTAGTGAATTGTAGACGCTGACCAGTCCGCGTTTGTTTCCTACCAACTGAAATTTAGATTCAGCTTCTGCGAAATGCTTTGTTGCCTTCGAGTAATCCTTTTTTGCTACGTGCAGATTACCCAAGCCTAGAGAGACATTACCCAAGCCCTCATGATTGCTTGAAGCCTCGTAATGCTTTTGCGCTGTGAGGAAGTGTTGTCGCGCGGAATTGAAATGCTTTCGAATCAAATGCAGCTGCGCCAGGTTTACGTGAGAGTAACCTAACCCATTCGAATCTTCTACTAAGTCAAAGTAGCTGATGCTTTTATGAAGTTCACGCTGGGCAGATTTATAGTCCCTGGTTCTCGTGCGCAGAATCCCCAGCTCCGTAAAAGCATTCCCCAACCCTCTATTATCTTCCTTAATGGTGAATTTCCCGATTGCTTCCTTGTATGCGTCTTCCGCTTCTGCGAACTGCCCTTTTACTCTTAAAGTGTTGGCTCGCGCTAGGAGGGCTTGACCGGTCTTTTGGGAGTAGTCGGTTTTCGTAATGGATGCGAATTTGGAGTAGGCTGTCGATACCGCTTCTTTGGCCCACTGGCGAAAATCGGGATTATAGTAAGCGTAGGCACTAGTAGTAGAGAGGAGGGCCACTAAAACAGTCAGCTTGATATGTTTTAAGAAGAAACTGGCTTTACGGCGTGGATTGTAGGCAGATGGGAAGTCAACCAAGTCACTTTGGTTTACCTTGGCTTTGAGTCTCCTTAAATATTCGCCTGCATTCATTTTCAAATATCCTCAAAGGGATTTACTGGAATTTTAAGTTTATCGAGTAAAGATGTCAAGGAGTGGGATTATTCCTTTAAATAGGCCAGCGGCAGGTTAAGAATAGACGTCTCGAAATTACTGATTTTATTAACCAATAATCCGTTTCAATAACTTCTCCTTCAGGGATAGTTTTTTGTTCAGGATTTTATCGCCAGTTTGCTTGATGTCCTCAAGAATCCTGTCTTGAGCTTCAGCATCACCCTCATCAATTATTAGGTCAAGGTGATCATGAAGCATCTTGATATGGGTTTCCAGTTCAGTTAAAGCCTTCCTATGTTCCTCATTATTCTCAACAACCTTCTTTGAAACTTCAATATTCGCTTTTTTTTCGCCTTTGCCCTCTAGCAACCATGTAGGATGAACCTCGAAATAATTTGCTAACTTCCCCAAGTGCAAGGCTGTAGGTTTCCTTTCATCGCGCACGTATCTACTGAGGCCACTAGACGAAATCCCCGTTTTTCTAGATATTTCAGCGGGTCTAACATCATTTTCTGTTATCAGCATCTTTAGGCGATCTGCAAATGATTCCAAAAAAGAGTGCTCCAAAGAAAAAAACAAGTTGACAATTTCCCCATATGAGGACATATTATACCAAACGCTGAAAAAAGCGCAACTCTTTTCGGGCCTGGGCTAGATGAATACTAAACAAAAACCAGAATTTCTAACAGCAAAAACGAGGGGTTCTTCACCGGAACCTCTTCAGGGCCGTCGCTTCTCCTCTTTCTCCCAAGTCCGAGCAAAAAGCGGCGGCCTTTTTTATTCTGCGAGGTTGTGATGGAAACCCTAACTGAGATTGATCTGAAATTTGAAGATTTCCACCGGGACAATCCGCTGGTTTACGACCTGTTCAAGCGTTTCGCATTGAGAGCGATTCGGTCTGGCTACGAACATTTTTCTGCAAAAACTATTGTTGAAAGAATTCGATGGGAAACGAACATCGAGACCAGTGACCCCGACTTCAAGATTAATAATAATTATACATCACGGTATTCCCGGTTATTTCAAAAGGATTTTCCACAGTATTCAGGATTTTTTAGGGATAGAGAATTGATCTCAAGAACACGCTGTTAGGACAGGTAAGTTTATTAATCACCAAATTTCACAGGAGGCAAACGCCATCACAACAACTATTCAAAATGCAAGTAACCGCAAGAAACTGGAATCTTTTGCAACTGAAATAAACAATCGAGCGGGTCAATTACAGATATTCCGAGATGGTTTAACGGATGATATCCGAAATTTGATTAAGGCTGCCAATAGAAGCGATGCGCGCCTCATGTTGCATGAAATTTCCGTGGCGATCGTACAAATGACGGGTCGGGATATCCAGTTGAAATCCGACATCGCTAAACTCGAACGCTTGCGCGATAAGGTTTCAAAGTCAATACCGGAAAAAATGAAAAACTAGATTCTCCCCCCGCCTGGAGCCGCGCGGGTGCGTAAAAGCGGCTCCACATGCTGTGCCTCCTGCGGTACGCCCGGTCTCCTCGTGGGGACCGGGCAACTGGGAGGAAAAAATGGAAGCCATGTGAAAAGGGAGATCATGATTCACAGCCAGGTGCCATTGTCGGCCGTTTTTATTTACGCCGCAAAATCCCTGGGGCTGTTTGTTGCGCTGATGATCGGGTTATTTTTCGTGCTGATGATTAAGCGCGCCATCTCCAAACGGTTGCTAGAAGCGACCGGGGAAAAGAAAGAAAAAATAATGGGATATCAAGCCATGAAAACACCGAAAGAAATCGAAGAAGCAATCAACCAAGTCTACAAAAAGCTGGACAGCTTGCGGAAAGCTGTCAATTCAGCCGTGGATCGAATTGGCGGTGTTTGTCATAGCGTGGAGTTTTACGGAATAGCGGAAGAGGACGGTGGCCTTGTTGATAAATCCGCAAAAGAATTATTAAACGCGGCGGATGAAATCCAAGGGTACGCAGACGATGACGTCCCACACCTAGCGACTCTGTTACGCGAACGCTTCGAATACGATCAAGAGCATTGCGGCGTATGTGATGAGCCTTTTCTTGTGACGATATGTGACGATGAACGTCACCTTAATCACCGAAGGTGCCAATGATAACTGACACTCAAACCAGAACCCAATTATGGGCCCACCAGGAACGGGCGGTCGAGTTTGCCGAAGACAAGCCCGGCGTCTGCCTTGCGATGGACATGGGGACCGGCAAATCTGCGGTCGCAGTTACGCTGGCACAAACTTGGGAATGCAGGTGTGTGTTGGTTCTGTGCCCTAAGTCAGTGGTCGGCGTCTGGCCGCGTGAATTCTTAAAACATGCAGGGGATGATTTTGAGATTCTTCCTCTTATTAAAGGAACAACCGCGGACAAGGGCCATAAGGCTGCTCGATTTCTAGATCGCTGCGAAATTAAAAGAAAACCTGCTGTGGTTGTAATCAATTATGAATCCGCGTGGCGCGAACCCTTTAGAACTTTTGCACTGAATACTGCCGATTTCGACCTTCTGATCCTGGACGAATGCCACCGGATCAAAGCGCCTGGCGGCAGGGCCTCCCGGTTCTGTTCTGAACTTGGCAAGGTTGTCGGCAAGCGACTGGGGTTAACTGGAACGCCAATGCCGCACTCCCCACTGGATATATACGCCCAGTTCCGCACGATCCAACCTTCGGTGTTTGGCTACTCTTTTGCAAAATTTAAAAATCGCTACGCTGTCACAACCGGCCCTAACGGAACATGGGTGGACCCGAAACAGATACGAAACCCAGAGGAGCTTTGCCGCAAGTTCGCCTCTATTTCTTTTCAGGTCACGAAAGAAGAGGCTTTAACCCTGCCGGAGGAAACCCATATCAACATCCCAGTGGAGCTGGAACCTTCTGCATTTAAACAGTATGTGGCAATGGAGAAACATTTTTACTTGTGGATGGAGGAACAGGCGGCCGAAGTCACGGCTGCAAACGTCCTGGTCAAGCTCCTGCGTTTACAGCAAATGACGTCTGGGTTCGTGGCCGATGATAACGGGACGATTCAGCGAGTCAGTGAGATCAAACAGAAGACATTGATTGATCTATTAAGCGACACGCCAGAGGAAAGACCTGTGGTGGTGTTTTGTAAATTTGTAAAGGACTTGGATGCGGTTAGTGAGGTAGCTCGGAATCTTGGCCGCAACTACGGAGAGATTTCAGGGCGGCGCAAAGACCTTACCGACCACGCAGCCATGCCGGAAAACATTCAGGTTATTGGAGTTCAAATCCAGGCTGGTGGTGTCGGTATTGATCTCACACGGGCCTCCATCGCAATTTATTACAGCATTGGCTTCTCTCTCGGTGATTACCTGCAAAGTCTGGCCCGGCTCCATCGACCAGGACAACGGCACCCGGTTACTTTCTTCCACCTGATCGCGCAGGGCACGGTAGACGAGAAAGTATTTAAAGCTTTGCAAGACCGGCAAGAGGTGGTCAGTAATATTTTAAAAGGGGGTACTAATGGCAACGCAAGAAACAGTGGATGAATTCATATTGTTGACGCAGCGAAAACAACTATTAGAAAGCGATCTATCAGTAATTAAGAAAGAGTTGGACGAAATGGAGCCAACAATTTTGGAACATTTTGAGAAACACGGTATCCAGCGAATCACCCAGGATGGAATCACAGTTTACCTGTCAAGAACCCTGTGGGCGGGTAAGGATGAAAATGTACAAAATGAAGAAGCGATTGAAGCGTTGAACACCGCGGGTCTCGGTATGTTTGCAGAGCCACGGATTAATGTTTCGTCCCTGAGCAGATATTTTAGGGATTTAGAGGAAAACGGTGAACCGTTCCCTGAGTGTCTTAAAGGGAAAATCAGGCTCATCGAAAAGTTCAAAATCGGCGCTAAAAACGGCCAAAACTAAGGAGGACACATGAGTACAATGATTGCAAAAAACGAGAATCAATTCCCAGTTTTGTGTGGAGATACGGAGTCAACGTTCGCAGCTATCAAGGACAATCTTGGGAGCGATGGGCTTGACATAACAAGTTTAGACCGAGTCAAGGTTCCTGCCGGTGGCGGGATTGCCTTTGAGGTTCCAACGCTCGAGGGGACTGATTCCGCCAAGGAGCTCGAAGGCGTGATTGTCGCCTGGAAGGATTCCCGAGCGTATTGGGAAGGTTCGTATGGTGGAGGTAATGAGCCGCCGGAATGCTCATCGCATGATTGCATTAGCGGTACCGGAAATCCCGGCGGGTCATGTGCTGTCTGCCCGATGGCTGAATTTGGCTCGGCAGAAAATGGATCAGGCCAGGCATGTAAGCAAATGCGGACCATCTTACTTCTAACCAATGGGCGCACCTTGCCGATCGCGATCATCGTGCCGCCGACCAGCCTGAAGAACGTCAAAAAATATTTCCTGAGATTGGCTTCGTCCGGCAAGCGTTATTCGGATGTGGTGTCTAGGTTTTCATTGGTTAAGCAAAAGAACGGTACAGGCATCGAGTATAGCGAAATTGAGGTTGCGGTTGCCCGTCGACTTGAAGCGGACGAATGCGCCGGGGCAAAGAGCTACGGAGAGGCCATCGTTCCCGAAAAACTTGAGGCTGCTTGATGCCGTTCGAGATACCGATGAATCCGCCCACTGCGCTGACCGATTTGGCGCAGTGGGTGTGCTACGACAAAGATAAAGTTCCGATTTCGTTTAGGGGCAGAGCGGGGAGTAGTACGAACCCTGCCACCTGGGGGACGTATGAGCAGTGTGTCAACGAAGCGGTCCAATGGAATAACACAAGGGGAGTGAAAGGCGTGGGATTTGTATTTACTGACAATGATCCATTTATCGGCATTGATCTGGACAAGGTGATCGATGCCGACGGCAAGCTGGAAGACTGGGCCCAGGAGTGGGTGGACAAGCTGGACTCTTACACAGAGTACAGTCCCAGCGGACGGGGTATTCATGTCTTTATACGAGGCAAACTGCCGACCACAGGGAAAAGGGGTAGCCGGTTTGAGGTGTACCAGACAGCACGGTTCTTCACGTTCACCGGGTTGGCTTATAAGGATTACGGTGATGACCCGGTTATTGAGAATCGCCAGGAAGAGATTGAGGACCTGCTGGACAAGTACCGACCTGGATGGCGGGATGAAAAGTCTTCGGGATCGAATGTAGAAGTTGATACAAGCGGCACCCTATCTGCCGCGAAGTTTGCGGCTTTGTTATCGAACAGCAATAAATTCAAGAAAACCTGGGAGCATAGGCGGGCAGATTTTAAGGATCAGTCGATGAGCTCCTACGATCTGAGTCTGGCCATGCAGGCCATGCACGCCGGGTGGTCTGATGGTGAGGCTGTTGCCTTGATCGTTGAACACAGGGGACATTACGGCGACGAGCAGAACAAGGCCGGACGCATGGATTATCTGGAACGCACGTTGAGGGCCGCCAAGGATTATTTGCAGAAAGATATCAAGGATTCGGATGCGGCGACCAAGGCGGCGCTTGAAAACGCGTCTGAAGCTGAACCAGAGGATATCCTGGGCGATATTTCTTCCCGTCTGCAATTGCGTAATCCCATTACAAAAATCATCAAACGAGGGACTGACCCGGCTGAATACTATTTTGTGATCAATGATGCCGAGTTGCGGATCGGGGAGACCAATGATCTGTTTTCAAACCGGATTATGAAGAAGAAGATTTTTGAATGGACTGGCGAAATTATTCCTAGCCAAAAACAAAATGAGTGGGACTGCATCATCTCCCTTATGGAGAAGGTCATGATCTTTGAGGATGTGGGGTGTAGTTATTCAGAAACGATGGATGCCGTGACGGACTACCTGGAAGAAAACTCTATCCAGGGTGAAGAAACATGGAAGGAAGCCCTTGAACTCAAGCAACCCTTCTTCCGGGATGGAATGACATGGATCAACCTGAATAATTTTTATCCTCATGTTGAAGTAAAGCGATGTCTACCACCTGGAAGTATACGAAAACTCAAAAACAGACTGCTGCAGTGCGGGTTTGAAGACAGGATTTTTACCGCATCCATAAGCGGCAAACAGAAATGCAGGACCTACCTGGGGAAGGTGATAGGGCAAAACCCTTAAATAGAGGGGAAAAAGTACCTATAGAGAGATGAGTCCATTTTTTCCATATTAGGCGATTTCGCATTAGGTTTTAGGATGATGGCGTTTAGACACAAAGAGTTGCAGGGAGGCGAAAATAATAAAAAAAGTTTTTTTATATATCGCTTTAAAGGTTAACTTGCTGCAAATAAAGGGATTACAGTGATAGTGATAATTCAAACAGAGAATACATATATTATTACATCCATAGATGGTATTTAAGAAATGACAAATGAATTTCAAGTTACAGGGCCACCGGGCACAGGAAAGACGACTTATCTCACCCGGCAGGTAGAGCGGGCGGTGGAGAAGTACGGGCCGGATGAAGTGGTCATCGGAAGTCTGACCAAAGCGGCGGCAACGGAGATCAGGAACAGACAAGTTGTCGATATGCCACGGGAGCATGTGGGAACCCTCCACAGTTTGTGCTGGCATCTTCTGGACCGTCCGACCCTTGCGATTAAAAAGCTGGATGAATGGAACGAGGAGCACCCATGGCTCAAGTTGTCCAAACAGGAAAATGAGAATCTGGACGACGTGTATCAGAGAAGGATCGCAGCCATGTCGACGGCTCGTCCTGAAAACCTCCTGGCGCAGATGGATATCTACCGGGCACAAATGCGACCCCGTGATACATGGCCTGAACACATCAAGTCATTCGGGAATAAGTGGTTTGACTGGATGGAGTCCAACGGATATATGGACTTCACCATGCTGATCGAGCAGGCACTCAAGTACAAGCCTACGGCTCCGGGTGTTCCTACAGTGCTGATCGGTGATGAGTGTCAGGACTGGTCCAAGCTTGAGCTCGCCCTGTTTCGTAAATGGGGCAAGCGTGCTGACACTGTGATCATGGCAGGTGATCCGGATCAGGCTATCTACACCTGGCGGGGAGCGGACCCCCGTGTGTTCATGGATCACCCCGTACCGGAAGAAAATAGAAAACTGCTTGGTAAATCCTACCGCCTGCCATCCGAACCGCACAAGGTTGCGACACATTGGATCAAGAGAATCCGTAACCGTGTGGATGCTGAATTTGAACCACAGCGTGAGGGCGGCTCTGTGGACCGTTTTGGCACGACCTATAAACAACCCAACCCCCTGCTTAGAATCATCGAGAAGGAAGTATCAGAAGGTAGGTCAGTGATGATCCTTGGATCCTGCAAGTATGTGGTCGAACCCACAATGTGGATGCTCAAGCGTGAGGGAATCCCATATCACAACCCTTACAAGTCAGATAGCGCAGCATGGAATCCACTACGTCGTGGAAAGAAACAGGTGATGGGAATTGACCGGATTCTGTCCTTCATCAAACCCAGCAAGGATGTGTGGAGCGATGGTGCTGAGGAGTGGGATACCGAGGATTTAAAGCGGTGGATGACCATTCTGAAAAGTGATGGTGTGCTGGCCAATGGGGTGAAGAAACTTTTGACGAAGCAGAGCTTCAGTCTTCCTCCGGACTATGAAGAGTTTGCGAATCTGTTTGCTGATTCAGAACAGGCGGAACACGCAGTGGATGTGGACCTGGACTGGTATATAAATTCCGTCTTACCGACAAAGCAAAGGTCTCTGGAGTTCCCTGCCCGTGTGGTTCGAAAGCGTGGAGGGCAGGCTCTGGTAGAGCCACCGAAGGTGATTGTCGGCACCATTCACAGTGTCAAGGGCGGTGAAGCGGACACAGTGATTGTGTTCCCGGACCTGTCCCTTGCGGGATACAAGGAATATGTCAACGGCGGGGGTGAGGGTTGGGAGTCGATCATCCGCATGTTCTATGTGGCAATGACACGGACCAAAGACAAGTTAATCCTGTGCCAGCCGTATTCCAGGCGGACGGTGTGGTGGTAACACAAATCATTCAGCCTGATTTGGTTGGTGAGGAGATTGTGATTCTGGTTAACGGAACATACGAGCAAGCCAGGGAGAAGCACCCGGATCATGTGATTTACACACCAAGGGAGATTGAAAGCTTGAAAGCAGAGAAGCCTGAAAACATCGAGCACGTTCACTATATCAAGAAACTGTTCGGTGGTGAATATCACAGTGGAGAAGTCCCAGAAAAAAGGAAAGCCACAATTGCAGAAATGAGAGAAGAAAGAGCGTTGATACACAGATAAGAACGCTCAAAAAACTATTGTGTTTAAAAAGACCTAATAAATAGGAGGGGAGGGCTGTGTCCAATCCTGAAACCACAATCGCAAGGAAACTATTGAAGCACCTAAACGCTATCCCGAGGTGCCGGGCAATCAAATTGCACATGACACAGTTCGGTTTGAGAGGAACGCCTGACATTCTGTGTTGCAGGGATGGGCAAACCGTTTTCTTTGAGGTGAAGACACCCAAGCGAAGACGGTTGGACAAGATGCAAGGTAAACAGTTTCGGGACTGGAGAACGGTGGGAGCGAAGTGCTACCTGGTTACAGGAATCGATGATTTACCTAAAGAATTCAATTAACTAAAAGCCCCCGCCCCTTGTGACTTGTGTTGCTTGGGGGGTTAATCGGGGGCGAATATTTAAGCTAGAACAACCTAATGAAATCAGCCCTTTCAAAGAATGTGTTAAAATCCCCGCGTTGGATTAAAAGGCGTTTCCGGTCTACTCTTCAGGAGGAGACAGACATGGAAACAAAAAGGAAGTATTTTGTCCGAAGGGGCAAGCGGGGAGTTATTTACCTGCAGGAACGTCATTGCGGGTTGAAACTTGGTGATTGCCTGGATACCACGGACGAAAAAATTGCTGAAATCAGAAGACGTGAAATTCACATTCTTGTTGAAAGGGGGGATTATTTAAACAAAAAAACATCTTTTGGGGATGCAGCAAAAGAACAGTTTCCAAAAATGCTGGACGGCAAGGCTCTTAATACCAAACGGTTTTATAAGAATTGCCTGAATAACCATTTATTACCCTGGTTCCAGGATGCAATGATAACGGATGTATTGCCTAATGATTTACTGGAATACAAAGAGGCAAGGGAAAGTAAAGGTGCCGGTGAGTCTACTCTCAAAATAGAGTTTTACTTGCTTCGTGCTGTTTTGAAGGCGAATAATCTTGACTTAAAGTTACCCAAGTTGTCCTGGTTGAAGCCGAAGGTTAAAGTTGAGCGGTTTCTAACCGAACCGGAGCTTCTATCTATTTTGAGCTACCTGAAAGGGGAGTCGAAAGCGATAGCGGCCTTTTTGGCTTACTCAGGTTTGAGGGTATCGGATGGTTTGTCTATCAAGTGGTCTAATTTTGATTTTAAAACAGATAAGCGTCCATTTATCCGGGTAACCCAAAAAAAGACGGGAAGCGTGGTTAGGATTCCGTTACACCCAAAGCTGTTGGATGCTCTTGCTTCCATACCGCAAGGCATTGGTGATATGCGGGTATTCAGGATGGCGGAGCAAACCTTTAGAAGACGGTGGCAAAAATCCAGGAAAAAGGCCGGGTTTGAGTGGGCCAGGATTCACGACCTGCGTCACTTTTTTGGAAGCTATTTAGCGAGTCACGGCGAGCGTCGTGAGGTGATTGCCAAGCTCATGGGGCATAGTGATATAAACAGCACAGCCCTGTATGCCCGGTTCGATGATGACACGCTGATTGAGTCCATCAACGCTTTTACTGTCCGCAAAGTGTCCGCAAATCTTAATACAAGAGGCGGAAACTGATGTTTTTAAAGGAGTCAATTCATTATTCCAACAACCATAGTTTATTCACCGGAAAGCCTTTTAACCAACAAAAACAAGTAGTTAGTCTATTTCGGACTCTAAAAAGCGTCCGCAAACTGTCCGCAAATTTACCGACC